GGCGGGCCCGCCACGCGCGAAGCCCGGCGCTTCGAGCGCCCCGGCGAGCACGGCCTGCTTCATCCACGCCGCCCACACCGGACGGCACAGCTGATGCACCAGCACGCCGTGCTGCAGCATCTCGCAGCGCCGCCGGAACTCCAGCATCCCGGCACGGATGGACGAGTAGTTCACGCCGGTCAGATCGCCGGTCAGATGTTCGTTCGTAGGTGATGCCGATGGCGGCGGCAACCGCGCGGAACTGCGTGCGCAGGAACTCGGAGTACGAACCGCCCACGTCGGCGGGATCGGAGAACTTGATGTCCTCGCCGGGCTCCAGAATCTGCAGCGTTCCCGGCTCCAGCCCGGCGAACGCAATCCCTTCGGCGTCGGCTGCGCCTTCGCCCATCAGGTTGTCTTCCGGGTTGGCGCGCGTGACGAAGCCCGCGAACATCGCGGCGGTCTTCTTGCGCACCAGTTCGGCGTCGTCGTACTGGTCGAGTTCGTTGAGCTTGACGAGCGCCCGCGACAACCACGGCTCGCCGCGAATCTGGCCTGGGCGCAGCACGCGGAACAGATGGATGATTTCCGCAGCCGGGATGCGCACCGTGTCCATCCCGCCCTGGCCCGACATCGGCGCAAGACGCCCGTCCTCGGGATGCGAGCGGTACAGGTGGTAGGCGACGCGCCGCCCAGGCTGTCGAACTCGATGCCGGAGCGCACGACGTTGCCCGAAGGACGATCGGTGTTCAGATTGATCGGCAGGTGCTCGGGCTCCAGCAACTGAAGCTGCAGCGGCACGACCAGCCCGTCCTCCGGGCGTCGCGGCCGCAAGCGGATCAGGCATTCGCCGCCTTCGAGCATTGCGCGGCAGGCCAGCGCCTGCAAACCGTAGAAGTCAGTCTGACCGGCGGCGTCGGCTTCCGCCGTCCAGTCGCGCCACAGCGCCTGCACTTCGGCCTTGAACGCCTCGTCGGGCGACAGGCTCTGCGGCTTGATGCCGGTGCCGACCGCGTTGGCCACGAAGGCTTCGATGCCTGCCTGCGCCCAGGCATTGCGGCGCACGAGGTCACGGCTCTTGCCGCGCAGTTCGTTGCTGGTCGCCAGCATCGCGGCGACCGCGCCGGGGTTGCCGGGCATCCACGCCAGCGAGCGACGACCACGCCCCGCTGCCTCGTGGACGGGAGGCTGACCGAAGAGGCTACGGAGTTTGCCTAGCCAGCTTGCTGGCGTTCGTGATGTTGTCCAGGCCATCAGAACCCCTTCGACGTCGTGACCCGGATCTGGCGCGGCGCACCGGGCAGCAGCCCGGTTTCAGCCGCCTGCTGCAGCAGTCCGCGCCTGACCTCGCGGATCGCGGCCATCAGTTCGTCGACCGAGCGGTACTCGACCGTCTTGTCGGCAAAGGTCACGCGCCGTTCGCCCTTGGCGAGCGCGCTCTCCAAGGCCTGGAGTTGGATTTCTGTGTAGGCCATCAACGGTACACCACGAGCTTGATTTCGGAGGAGTCGTCGAACGACGTTGCAGTCGTCGCACAGGAGATGTCGACGTACTGGGCCGTCTTGAGGTCGGAGCTGGCCCGCACGACGGCCACTCGTTGCTGGCCGCTGTTGACGCTGCTGCGTGCGAGCGCCGTCCAGCAGTAGTTCGCATCCGGCATCGCCACGGCGAAATGCACGCGATATCGGCCCGCCGCCGTGCGCACGACGCTGGCCACGTTGCGCGCGCTGGCGATCACGACCTGACCGCCCTCGTAGCCGAAGCTCACCCACACCCGGGCGAGACCAGGATGTGTGGCGTCGATCTTGGTCTTGACCTCGAAGCCGATGCGCGCCGCAAGAGCGGCGATGCTGGACGCGAGGCTCATCAGGCCAGCGCCCCGTCGAAGACCACGACGAAGTCGGTGTCGGTGTTCCCGACATCGGCGGCCGCCACCGCGCCGATGTTGGTGCGGGCCTGCAGTTGCTCGGCAACCGTCAAGGTCTGCGCCGCGTCGAAGCGCACCCGCAGACTGACGGCGGCCAGGAGCGCGTCCAGACCCGTCGTGCCGTTCTGCAGCAACTGCTGGATTTCCACCAGAGTGTCGTAGGCGGCGTCCGCGCCACCCAGGATGTCGGCCTTGAGCGCGTCGAGCAGCGACACGATCTTGTTCGACGAGTAAGTGCTGGAGGCGGCGATCTGGCTGTCGTCGATGGCAGTGGCGGACAGCACCGCCGCCTTCAGCTCGTTGACCGCCGCGACCAGACTCGACTTGTCGGTGGTGGACAGGTTGGCGAGATTGCCTGCGGTGGCCCGGACGTCGTTGAACTCCTGCGCGACGCGGATGACCAGACTCTCGATGCGGGTGGCAAGACTCATGTGTTCTCCTTGGTTTGAAGCGGCCGCCGTCAACGAAGCCAACGGCTTCGGATGACGCGCCGACCGGAATTGCGGGTTCCAGAATCAGCGAGGCCACCGCGTCGGGTGGCCTCGTTCAATTCGATGTCGTGGATGGGCGGTGGCTCATCCGGTGGGGGTGCTACCCCCAGTTGCCGCTCCAGTTCGCGCCAGTGGCGTTCCTCGAAGCGATCCAGTCCCGTGCTGGATGCGGCCGCGCGGGCGTAGACGTAGCAGTCCAGGGCCTCGTTGCGCTCGCGCATCTTTTGCCACTCGCGCACCGGGAAGCCGTTGCGGTCGCGGCGGGTGATCAATTGCTCCGCGCAGAGCTGCTGGATGAACTCGGCGTCGATCTTCGGCAGATGGACGAACCCGGCCGGAAACACCGGGGTCAAGCCGTCCTCGCCGACGTCCGCGCTCTTACGCAGGTTGTTGTAGAACTCCAACTTGGCGATGCCGACCGCCACCGTGAACACCTTGATGCCCCGGCGCAGCTTCTTGCCGCCCTGCGAGACATCGATGGCAGTCGGCGTGCTGATCAGGGCAGCACCGCGTGGCACGCCCTTGACCGCCATCACGCGCGGATCGTGGCAGGCACGCACGAAGGCGTAGGCTTCCTGCGTGGCAAAGCCGGTGTCCAGCGCGAAACGCGCCAGTGGCATTGCCACGCCCGAGGCGTGCGTCCAGTTCTCGGCCAGCATCGCGGCCAGCGCCCTCCACACTGCGTCCCGGGCGGTGCCACCCATCAGCACGCGGTGCTCGACCAGCCACGATTCCTTGCCGCGCCCGAAGGCCCAGACCGAGGCCTCGATGCGATCTTTCTGCACGTCCGCGCCGCCAACCAGCAGCAGACCGCCTTGCGGCACGCTGCCGATGCGGTACTCCTCGCGGCGCTCGACCAGCCGTTGCCAGTCGGACGCTTCGCCTTCCTCGACCCAGGTCTCGACCAGCTCGGTGTTCTTGAAGGTCTTGATCGCGGCGGCCGATCCCGATTCCTTGTTGACGGCGGCTTCCCAAGCGGCGGCGATGTCGCGCCACGAGCGCCAGCCCACCGGGCTGTACAGCGACGACAGGTGAAATCCCGCCGTCTTGCCCTCGGCCATCGCGCGCCATTCGCCGTGCTCCAGCATCCACGTCTTGTGATGCTCGGCAATCGCCGTGTCGCAGGATTCGCAGATGTAGGCGGCGGTTTCCGGTTGCCCCTTGTCCCAGCGCAGTTGCTCGAAGCGCAACCACTGCGGGTGGTTGCAGTGCGGGCACGGCACGAAGTAGCGGCGCTGGTCGCTGGCCTCGTACTCGCGTTCGATGGCGCTCGCCACGGAGATCGTCGGCGTCGACACGATGAAGATCTTGCGGCGCGCGAAGGTGCGCGTGCGCGCCTCGGCCAGCGAGATCGCATCGCCTTCGCCCTCGACGTCCAGCGGGTAGCCGTCCACTTCGTCGAGGAACAGGTAGCGCACCGGCATCGAGCGCAGGCCCACCGCGCTGTTCGCGCCGGTCATCACCAGCACGCCGCCCCGGAACTCCTTGGCCAGAATCGTGTTGCCCGAATCCCGGCTGCGCGCGGGCGCGATCAATTCCGCCAGCGCCGCCGACTCCTCGATCAGCGGGTCGATTCGCTGCTTCGAGTTGCGCTTGGCCATCTCCACCGTTGGCCAGACCGCCATCATCGGGCCCGGTGCGTGGTGGATCACGTAGCCGATCCAGTTCGATCCCATTTCGGTCGCGCCGAGCTGAGCGGCCTTCATGAACGCCACGCGCTCAACCGGCGAGGTCGGCGACAGGCAATCCATGATCGCCTTCAGGTACGGCGTGCGGCTGGTGCGCCAGCGCCCGGGTTCGGCGGAGGCCTTGCTGGAGAGCATCCGATGGCGATCCGACCATTCCGACACGGTGAGTAGCGGATCAGGCGTCAAGCCGTCCCGCCACGCGCGTTCGATCTCAACAGCGCCTTCGTAATCGTCCATCGTCAATCCACGCGCGGGCGCAGCTCGCCCAGTTCGATCAGGTGCTCGCGCACGGCGGCTTCCAGCGTGACGTGCATCGTGTGCGCGTCGATGCCAAGCGCTGAGGCCATCTGCCCCGAGATGCGCGCGGGCCAGTTCAACCACGCGTCGCGCTCGATGCGTGCGAGCTTGAAAACGTGGGCCACGGCCTGCGCCCGATCCACCAGTTCCTTCTTGCGGTGCGCCAGCTCCAGGTTGTTGAGCTTGGCCTTGAGCACCTCGTTGACCGTGCGCGCCTGCAAGAGCGAGGTACCGCCCGCCGACATCGGCGCTGTGCTGGTGTCGGAGACATCGCGCTGCGGTGTCGCTTCGACGGGCGCGAGCGCGGGTCGCGCCTTC